CTATGACTCAGGCTTTTAACCGTATTCAGGGTAAGGCTGCTTCCTCCTCTGCCAAGACCACCGACAAGACTCCCAAGAAGGTTGGCGGTCTTCGCACGTTCTTGTTAGGCAAGGACGGTAAGTTTGGTGGTGCCCGTGGCGCGATTGACTTCCTACCTGGCAAGTCTCGCAAGAAGAAAGATCCTGTGAAGAAGAAAATGGGCGGCATGATGAAATCTAAGATGTCTTCTAAGGGCGGTGCTCGGGGTGGCATGAGTAACGGCGGTCTTGCCATGACTAAGGTTAATGGTAAATCTGTACCAGCATTTGCTGCTGATGGTAAGGGGGCTAATGATTTGTCTCCTACTAAGCGCAAAATGGGCGGCATGATGAAGTCTAAGGGTATGTCCAAAGGCGGAGCCATGAAGTCTAAAGGCATGTCCAAGGGCGGAGCCATGAAGAAGAAGGGTTACGCTAACGGTGGCGCTGTACGATCCAAGATGGCATCCAAGGGTGGTAAGAGAGGCGGCGTATCACGCAAGGCCACTAAGCCTCGTGGCGTAGGTGTAGCGAAGCGCGGCTTCGGCAAGGCGATGAGATAATGAGTAAACTTGCAAAACTTTATAAAGCTGCCAAGGGAACTGGCGCTGCGCTTGACAAGGCTGTTAAGAAAACAGAAAGCAAAAGTGCTATAGACCCTGCGGTTAGCAAGGAGTTTAAAGCAAACACTCTAGCGCAGATTAAAAAGATGAAGGCTGATGTTGCTAGAGATGTTGATAAAAAACTAACCAAGGCTGAAACTAAACTTATTCTAAATCCTAAGCTTGCTGCAAAAAAAGCAAAGATTCAGGAGAAAAATAGAACTGTTTCAAGCGATCCTAGGAAGCCAAAAAATGCACGGGACAAGTCTAAAGGTGCTCGCCCTATTACAAAGGTAAAGGGTAAGGGCCGAAAGCCAACCAGAGGCGAACTAGATAGCAGGATGACCAAAGAGATTTTGGGTACTGGCGCTGCCACGGTAGCTCTTCCCGCCATTGGAATTGGCGTTGTTGATTCAAAGCTAAAAAAATCCAAAAGGGAGGCTGCTAAACAGGATGGTAAAGAAACATATAAATTTAGAAACACACCCTACAACACCGAAACTGATCGCGAAGTAAAGCCTGTTAAGAAAAACATGGGCGGCATGATGAAGAAGAAAGGTTATGCCAAAGGTGGGGCGGTATCACGCAAGCAGTCCAAACCCAGAGGTGTAGGTGCTGCTACTCGTGGATATGGAAGGGCGATGCGCTAATGGGTAAGTTTAAAAAACTTATACAAAAAACTGGCGAGGCGGTAAAAACCGCCAAGGTTCGCAAGCGCAAAAAGCAAGCGGAAGCTAAGGCTAAAGCGCAAGGCAACCCTATGCGCGACATGGTTAATGAAAGTGTTTCTGAGAAAGCTGCGGATAAGGCTAGGCGCAAGGAAAACATACGAACCGTGGCCAAGGTTGGCGCTGGCACATTGGCTGTCGGTGCTACTGCTAAGGGCGTTCATGATCTTATGAAGGCTGTTGGTGGATCTGAAGTTGGCAGAAGACTCGCAGAGGTTGATGAAAAGGGCAAACCTTTGAAGAAAGCTAACGGCGGTATGCTAAACTCTCCCGCTGCGGTAAAACGCAGATCAGGTGCTGCTGTTAAAGGGTTTAAGAAAGGTGGCATGGCAACTAAATGGGAATCTAAGTGGGGATAAAATAAAATGCCTTACCTTCAAAGCAACATCCCGCACTTTAAGTGTTGGATAAGAAGGGAATACACAGTTAATCACGAGCGATATCATGGTGAGTTTCTACACGCCATGGTCATTGCTGTTACTACAATGCCTACCAGGTGTCTGAGTTTTCAAGTTATCTTCACTGGGTGCGAATCGGATGACGATGAGAACGAACCAAATATCCACGGTGGTGCAATGTGGGCGCGAATGCCTATCACGGCTCTTGTTGCCGACACTCCGTTTCAAGAATGGCCAGAACCTATGGCTGTACATGATGCCCAGCCTTGGGATTGTTCTTCTCGCACTCACTCAGTTTACGTTCTAGATCGAGCAACGCCATGTCCTTGGCTGGCGAAGATTGATGGTAACCTCTATCCTGCAAAATATATGTTTACGGTAGACTACACCGACAATGAGATAGCAGACGATCCTGCACAGCACAAGCAGTCGCATGTTATGGAGTTACTTGATGCTGGCGAGTGGACAGGAAATATAGTAGCTTTGCCAAATAACAGGGTAAGGGTTACACATCCAGCTTGGTTTGAAACGGGAGAGGGCGCGCCTGACTTTAGACCATCTCAGCATATTCACTACAGCAAGTCTGATTTAGATTACACTCTGGATGTTAATCGAATATTTAATAATCTGTACGCAGAAGAGTAAGTTATGGCAATTGAACGTGGCGTAGATGAGATAGACATTGATGAGTTGGATATTGAAGACAACTCAAAAGAAATTCTTATATCAGATGAGTCTGAAGATGAACTGATGTTTGATGGCATAGAGGATGGCGATGAGTCTATCTTGGAAGACGGCACTATGGTCTTTGGCGAGGATGATCTTGATGAAGACATCCCGCTACCGTTTACTGCAAACCTTGCTGAAGAACTAGATAAAACAGATTTAGGTCGTATTTACTCTAATCTGATGGGCGACATCGATGATGATAAGTCCTCACGCAAAGAGTGGATGGACCAGTACACTGAGGGTCTTAAGTTTCTTGGCATGAAGTTTGAGAATCGTACAGAACCTTTTGACGGTGCTTCTGGCGTTATTCACCCCCTTCTTGCTGAGTCTGTCACACAGTTTCAAGCTCAAGCTTACAAAGAGATGTTACCTGCTGGTGGGCCTGTAAAGACCAATGTTATTGGTATGGGTACACCCCAGACTGATCTGCAGGCTGCTCGTGTGCAAGAGTACATGAACTACATGATCACTCAGGAGATGAAAGAATACGATCCTGAGACTGACCAACTGCTGTTTTATTTACCCTTGTCTGGTAGTGCGTTCCGTAAGGTCCACTTTGACCAGTCACTTGGCCGTCCTGTATCGCGCTTCATTCCATCTGAGAAGTTGATTGTGCCTTATGGCACAACAAGCTTGGATGATGCTGTGCGTATCACGCATGTGATTGACATGTCGATGAATCAAGTTCGCAAGCTCCAGCAGGCTGGGTTTTATAAAAAGACCAGCATGTCTGACTCAGGCAACGACTATTCTGATACTGATCAGATTGATGAAGAGATCGATGAGTTACAAGGCGTTAAGCCTTCTGGTAGTTCAAATGACTATGAGTGTGAACTGCTTGAGGTCCACGTTGAACTAGACATCCCAGGGTATGAGGATGTTGACCAGATGGGCGAAGAGACTGGCATTAAGTTGCCGTACATCGTCACTCTGTCACCTAAGCAATCTACTATTCTTTCTATTCGTAGGAACTATGTACAAGCCGATATGATGCGTAAGCGCATAGATTACTTTGTGCATTACAAGTTCTTGCCAGGTGTTGGGTTCTACGGCTTTGGTTTGACCCATATGATTGGTGGATTGTCTCAGGCATCTACTTCTATCCTGCGTCAGTTGATCGATGCAGGTACGCTGGCTAACTTGCCTGCAGGATTTAAGGCTAGAGGCATACGGATTCGTGACAACGATATACCGCTTCAGCCTGGCGAGTTTAGGGATATGGATGCGCCTGGTGGATCACTTCGTGATGCGCTTATGCCGTTACCGTTTAAAGAGCCAAGCCAAACCTTGTTGCAGTTGCTAGGTATGTTGGTAGAGGCAGGCCGTAGGTTTGCATCTGTTGGTGATATGCAGGTTGGTGATGGTAATCAACAAGCGCCTGTAGGCACCACGATTGCTCTTCTAGAGAAGGGTAGCCGTGTTATGAGCGCGATTCATAAGCGCATGCACTACAGTCAGCGTATTGAATTCAATCTACTTGCACGGGTCATTAAGGACTCTCCTTTAAAATCTTACCCGTACATGATTGCCAGCGGTCAGCAGCAGTTGATGGCACAGGACTTTGATGATCGCATAGACATCATTCCTGTATCTGATCCCAATATATTCTCTATGAGCCAGCGCGTTATGCTTGCTCAAGAGATGATGAACATGGTCAAGGCGAACCCAGAGATACACGGCCAAAAAGGTATGTATGAAGCGTATCGCCGCATGTATGAGGCAATGGGTGTCCAGCAGATTGAGCAGCTTCTACCGCCTCCTCCGCAGCCACAGCCGATCTCTCCTGCTATGGAGAACTCTGGCTTCTTAAAAGGACAGCCTGCAACTGCTTTTCCTGACCAAGATCATGATGCACACATGAAGGCTCATATTTTGTTATTTAAACTTCCAGTCATTCAAAAAGTGCCTGAAGGTCAAATGCAGGCTGCGGGTGTGATTCAAGCCCACATCTATCAGCACATTGATTTTAGTGCGAGAGAACTGGCACAGCAAGATCCTGAAGTTACGCAGATGCAGCAACAGATTCAGCAGATGCAACAACAAGCTCAGATGGACCCAATGATGCAACAACAAGTGCAACAACAAATGCAGCAGATGCAGCAGCAGATGCAGACCATTATGGAAGACAAGGTTGCTCAAAAGACTGTTGAACTGCTTCAGAAGGTTGAGTCAGATCTGCAGGTTGGTCAGGAAGAAGATCCTTTGGTCGCGCTTCGCAGAGAAGAACTTGATCTTAAGGACAAGGACATTGACCGCAAGGCTCAAGAAGCCCAGCAACGCATCAAGCTAGAGGGTGATAGGATTGATAATAATGTTGAATTGGGTCAAGATCGCCTTGCATTGCAAGATCATACTGCCCACCTAAAGGATGACGTTGCCAAAGAGCGCATTGATTTACAGCGTTCTGCTCAGATGGCAAAGACGGCAGAGAACATGGCCAAAAACTTCTTTAACAATTAGGAGAAATATTTATGAGTTCAGTAAGACAAAAGATGGCTGCGACACATAAGGCGCAGAACAAGCAGTTTGAAGCAGACAA